AAACGTCTGGATCGTATTTTCTATCCCTATTTTCAAGAAACAGCATGTCCTGTATATTTGTAGGACTGAGAGTATCATACTTTGGCTGTGATGGCGAGCCAGCAGTATCTGCTGTTGCTTCAGCACCTAGATACTTGTGTAGCATCACATCGGTACCACCAACTTGGAACATCTCCCAGGCAGTTTTATCAATGAATCTGTAATCGTTTCCCTTTTCCGGGCGGTATAAACTCAGTCTTGGCATAGTATATGTATTTACCGTTTTCTACACAAGGCATAAATACTTACATGAGCCAAATTGATACAGAAAAACAAAAGGTTTTCAACTATGTTAAGAACATGCTAGGCGATGGCATGATTGATGTAGAACTTGATCCTGAGCATTACGATACCGGATTAGAAAGAGCTCTTGGTGTTTTCCGCCAGAGATCGGATAATTCAGTCGAGGAGAGTTACATTACTCTTACACTGGAAGAGGATCAAAATGAATATGTGCTTCCAACTGAAATACAGCAGGTAAGACAGATTTACAGAAGAAGTGTTGGTAGTAGAACAGGTAACGGCACAGGCGGAACAGTGTTTGAACCTTTCAATCTAGCATATACAAATACATATTTGTTAAGTTCAACTAACATGGGCGGACTAGCAACATACGAATTATTTGCACAGTATCAAGAATTAGTTGGCAAGATGTTTGGTTCATTCATCAACTTTACTTGGAATCCACAAAGCAAGAAACTAATTATTATGCAACGTCCAAGAGGAACAGAACAAGTATTATTATGGGCCTACAATAACAAACCAGATTATGTAATATTACAAGATGTTTATTCAGGACAGTGGATTAAAGATTATACACTTGCAAACTGTAAGATAATGCTAGGACAGGCACGTGAAAAATTTGCTAGTATTGCAGGACCACAGGGCGGTACAGCACTTAATGGTGCAAGTATCAAACAAGAAGGACAAAACGATATTGAACGCTTAACCATGGAACTTGGAACACAAGTTGCAGGCGGCACAGGTTATAGTTGGATTATAGGATAATGCGCATTTCAGAATTAGTAACAGAAGACGAGCACAACGAAATTTTTAACGAAGTTGCTAAAATGGTTTGGGGGAGAACTTCGCCAACTGCCAAGGGCGGCAAGACTAAGTTACGATTCCGTTGTTCAGTGGGTCCAAGAAAGGGCAGACAAGTTAGTCATCCTTCAAAATGTGTGCAGCAATACAACGTTGCTAAAGCACAAAAAATGAAAACTACTCGCGCTAGAACTGCACCCACACAGGCACGCAGACAGCAAAGAACAAAATCAATTAATACATCAAGCGTTTTGGCTAGAAAACTTAATACAGGTAAGCCAGGACAACCAAAACCCTTCTATTAGAACTTGACACAACTGTAAGAGATGCTATAATATAACTTTAAAGGAGAGTTATATGATTATAGGCGTTTGCGGTTTCATCGGTTGTGGTAAAGACACAGTGGCAGATTATCTCGTCAATTTCCATGAATTCCGCAGGGAGAGCTTTGCAGATTCTCTAAAAGATTCAGTTGCAGCAGTGTTTGGTTGGGATAGAATCATGCTGGAAGGAAGAACAAAAGAAGCACGTGAATGGCGTGAGCAAGTAGATCCTTGGTGGGCAGAAAGACTGGATATGCCAACACTTACTCCAAGATGGGTTTTACAATATTGGGGCACTGAAGTATGCCGTAAAACATTCCATGATGATATATGGATTGCTAGTATCGAAAACAAACTTAGACAAAGCAAGGATGATATTGTTGTTAGCGATGTACGTTTTCCTAACGAAATTAAATCAATTAAGAAACTAGGTGGTAAGATAGTATGGGTACGGCGAGGAGCATTACCCGAATGGTACGATTGGGCAGTAAAAGCAAATTCTGGCAATAATCTGGCTATTAATGAAATGAAAATACGTAAAGTACATGCTAGCGAATGGGCGTGGATAGGTAACGAATTTGATACAATTTTAGATAATAACGGAACTATTGATCAATTGTATACTCAGATAGCAAACGTATTAGAAATCAGCAACTAGATCACCCTGTTTCCATCTTATATTTTCTTTTGCTAGTACTTCTCTACAATTAGCACATACAGATTTTAAATTTGAATGTTTACAATTATCTAAATTTTCGTCAACATGAAATACTCTAAAAACTTCTTTGTGTGGTGATTTGAAACCGCATTTATCGCATTGTTTTTTAATTTTATAGCCTGCTCTATGCCATCTAGGAACTCCGTGATTCAGTCCGTGTTTAGAACACGATTCACATAGACTCCTATAATACGTCCTGCCATCTTTCTTATAATTAACTGCTCGCGGTCTTAATCCGCACTTACATAACGGTCTCATGCTTGTATTTACACCTTTTTCGTCCCTTTATAAAAGAGGCGTAAACACCCATTTTTGTCAAATCAAACTAAATACACTAGTAATACATTTAAAGTAATGAAGATTACGATACCAGGAGAAATTGCACATGGCACTAACATCACCCGGCGTAGAGGTTACAGTAATTGACGAGAGTTTCTATACTCCTGCGGAACCAGGAACTACTCCTCTAATTGTTGTAGCGACAGCCCAAGACAAAACAAATGCAGCAGGTACAGGTGTAGCATCTGCAACATCCGCTGCTAATGCAGGAAATGCATTTAAAGTAACATCACAAAAAGAATTAGTAGATCTTTTCGGAGTTCCAAACTTTGAGAAGACTGCAAGTAACACACCAATTCATGGAAGCGAACTTAATGAATATGGTCTGTTAGCCGCTTACAGTTTACTAGGCGTTTCAAACGCAGCGTTTATTGTTAGAGCGGATGCCGATCTAGGCGAATTACAAGGACAGACAGAGGCTCCGGGAGCGAATCCAGCAGACGGGACTTGGTGGATTAATACAGACTCTACAACATGGGGCATACAAGAATGGAATAGTGCTGCAATTAGCACCACTGGCGGACAGAAGTTTGCTAACAAAACTCCTATTGTATTAACTGACACTGATACAACTAAGGTTGATTCAACATCAGGCGGTAAGCCTAAAGCATCAGTTGGCTCAATTGGGCAATACGCTTTTGTATTTGAAACAGTTGACGGAACTGGTTCTTTCTCAGCAGGAAGAGAAACAGCAAGACTTTATTACAAATCACCAGGACTAACAGTAGCAGGTGTTGCTGCAGGTGCCTGGGTATTAGTTGGTAGCCAAGATTGGGCATTGAGCCATGCAACAGTACAGGGTGCAACATTTGTAGGTGGCGCAGGTTCATTTACAATTAACGGCACAACTGTTACAGTTGGCGCAAGTGATACAGCGGATGATGTTGTAACTACTATTAACGGATTGCTTGCAGTAAGTCCTCCAGAAGCAGATACTAGAGGAATTTATGCAGCAAACGTAAGCGGAAAGATTTATCTATACTCAAACGCAGCAAACGACAGCGTTGGTGACTCAACACTAAGTAACTCGATCACAATTGCAGCAGGCAGTGGAACACTTTCAAATTATGGTTTCACAGCAGCAACATTTTATGGTCCAGCACTAGCACAAGCACCACATACATCAGTTCCACAATGGAAAGCAGGAGATTCAACTCCAAGACCAACAGGAAGTGTATGGATTAAAACTACTGAACCAAACTTTGGTGCACGTTGGAGAGCTGCTAAATGGTCTTCAGCAACAACAAGTTGGGTATCATATGAAGCACCAATTTATGCTTCAGGACAGGCAGCACTTTACTACTTAGACAGAGCTAACGGTGGCACAGGTATTGCTACTGACATATTATTTGTTCAAAGTAATAGTAATGAAAATGCAGGTTATGATTCAACTCCAGCAACTGCAACATTTAGAGTATGGCGCAGAGCAGCAACTGGTACTACAGCGATTACTTCTGCTGTTGTAACTTCATCAACATTTACTGCTGCAACAAACACAGTTGAAATTGCTGAATCGATCAAAGGGAAACTTGCACTTAGCACAGCAGTTTCAATATCATTTACTGCAACAGGCGCAACTACAGATGCTGATTTATTAGCAGGAGCAATTAACGCTTCAGCACTTACAAACGTATCTGCAAGCGTTGATACACAAAATAGAGTTGTAATTGAACATGCATTGGGAGGTGAAATTAGATTTACTGATGGAACTTCAACTCCAATAGCAGCAGCATTTACGCCTTATAATATTAATACACTTGCAGGAACTGCAAACTTCTATACTGCACCAGTTGGAGCGGATGATGATTTTATTGCTTCGAATTGGCAGCCATTAGCAGCAAGTAACTTTTATGCAAGTCCAGATGATCCACAAGCAGAACCAACAGACGGTCAACTATGGTACAACCCAGAGTTTTCAGATGTTGATATTATGGTTCATGATGGTACTACATGGGTTGGATACAGAAATACATCAAGTCCATATAATGAAGTAGCATCAACTAGAGTTGGATACTTACCGATTGTTTCAGCAACTAATCCATGGGTTAGCGGTGTAACAGCAGATGGCGACATTTGGATTTCAACAGCAGACTTAGAGAGCTATCCAATAGTTTATAAGTATGATGATAATCTTTCAGGCACACCAGCAAGTGAAAGATGGGTAAGAATTGATACAACTGATCAAACAACTGAAGATGGCATTTTATTTGCTGACGCAAGATGGTCAACATCCGGTGGAACAGCAGGAAGTGCATATCCAGCAGGCGACTTATATGACCTAGCAGTAAGTAACTACTTAGATCCAGACACACCAGATCCTGCACTTTATCCGCAGGGAATGTTGTTATGGAACTTACGTAGAAGTGGCGGCAACGTAAAACGTTATGCTAACAACTACATCGACATTACAGCAGACAACACTAGACAAACTGGTGACCCTGCAATGTCAAGTTACTACACTGATCGTTGGGTTACACAATCAGGTAACCAAGAAGATGGCAGCGGATCGTTTGGTAGAAAAGCTCAACGTAAAGTTATTATTGAAGCGATGAAGTCAGCGATTGATACTAGCGATCAAATTAGAGACGAAGAACGTAGAAACTTTAATATGATTGCAGCACCTGGATATCCAGAGTTAATGAGCAACTTGGTTAATCTTAACATTGACAGAGGCTTAACAGCATTTGTTATTGGTGATACACCATTAAGATTAGCAGCAGATGCAACTACATTAACTAACTGGGGGTCAAATGCTAACTTAGTTACTGATAACGGTGACGACGGATTAGTAACATACGATGAATACTTAGGAACGTTTTATCCAAATGGATTTACAACTGACCTAGGTGGTTCAAACGCAGTTGTTCCAGCATCACACATGATGATGAGAACTATTGCACTAAGTGACCAAGTATCGTTTCCATGGTTTGCTCCAGCAGGAACAAGACGTGGTGGAATTAGCAACGCTACAGCAGTAGGATATATTGATGCAGCAACAGGCGAATTCCAAACAGTTGCACTTAACGAAGGTCAAAGAGATACATTGTATGACTTAAAGATTAATCCAATTACATTCTTTAATGGTGTTGGTTTAGTTAACTACGGTCAAAAAACTCGTGCAAGAAACGCTAGTGCTTTAGATAGAATTAACGTAGCACGTTTAGTAGTATACCTACGCAGTCAACTTAATAAACTGGCTCGTCCGTATATCTTTGAACCAAATGATAAAATCACAAGAGACGAAATCAAACAATCAGTAGAATCATTACTACTTGAATTGGTTGGTCTAAGAGCTCTTTACGATTTCGCAGTAGTATGTGATGAAACAAACAATACTCCGGCTAGAGTAGACCGTAATGAACTATATGTAGATATTGCGATTGAACCAGTCAAGGCTATTGAGTTCATATACATTCCGTTGCGTGTCAAGAACACAGGGGAGATATAAGACATGCCTATTACATCATTAAATAACTTTTCAGTACCAACAGACGCAGGCAACCAAGTGCTCTTGATGCCTAAGTTAAAGTTTCGCTTTAGGGTGACACTTTTAGGATTTGGAGTTACTGCTGCTACTGAATTAACAAAGCAAGTGGTTGATATTGCTAGACCTAAAGTTGGATTTGAAGAAATTCCACTAGAAGTTTACAACTCACGTGTGTATCTAGCAGGTAAGTATACCTTTGAAACGGTTGTACTTAACTTACGTGATGACGCGAGCGGTGAAGTTCAGAAAATGGTTGGACAACAGGTCCAGAAACAGTTCGACTTTGTTGAACAGGCTTCTGCAAGATCTGGTATTGATTATAAGTTTACTACTAAGATTGAAGTATTAGACGGTGGTAACGCTAATAACCCAGCAGGAGTTAACGTACTTGAAACACAGAACTTATATGGTTGTTTCTTAACTAACGTTGATTACGGCGATGCAAACTACGGTACTAACGAAGCGATGCAAGTTGCACTAACTATACGCTTTGATAACATGGTACAATGGGGCGCAGGCGAGCAAGGTGTTGGTGTTGGTATTGGAGCAGCAGTGGAAAGAACACTTGGTGCTTCTACTACTGGTTCTGGTACAGCAGCAGGCTAATACTAATTTTAGTATTGATATTAAAAAGCTCGGGCTTAAAACCCCGGGCTTTTTTTATGACTAAATACTAGTATGGCAAATAAATTTACAAGATTTCTGACAGATGTATTCAGTGGACTTACAAATCCAAAAGGAATAGTAGCAAACTATACACATGCCACTAGATTATTCCTAGACGATTCGTTCAGGCTTGCACCAAAAAATAAGTTTAGTTATTACCTTAGATTTGAATTAGATCCAACTGCACATAAAGCAGCAAATTTTACTGCAAAGCATGCTGATGAATTTGGCTTACTGGTTAAGACTGCTGATCAACCAGCATTTAAATTTGATGCTCAAACACTCGAACAGTATAACAGAAAGAAAATTGTTTATACAAAAATTAATTATAATCCTGTTAATTTAACTTTTCATGATGACAACCAAGGAGTAGTAAGTGCATTATGGGCACTCTATTATGGTTACTATGTGCGTGATAGAAATAATCCATCTGCTGCATATGATGCAAATCATTATCGTACTAGTGTTCCGGGAATTAATCAATATAGATACGGATTAGACAGTAATGTTAGAACACAATTATTAAAATCAGTTACTATCTTCACCATGGGACGTAGAAGATTTGTAGGATACACTTTAGTTAATCCTAGAATTACTTCATGGGCGCACGGCCAGATGGACTACTCGGCTAGTAGCGAACCTGCTGAAAGTCAGATGACTCTTGAATATGAGGCTGTGACTTATAGTGCTGGAACCGTAAGCGAAGGTAGTCCGAAGGGATTTGCAACATTACATTATGATAATGCTCCTTCTCCGTTAAGTGTTGCAGGCGGCGGCGTAAGTAACCTAGTAGGAGAAGGCGGCGTACTAGATGGTTTAGAAAGTGTGTTCGGAGCAATTGGCGACGGAACAGCATTTGATTCGCCACAATCATTTCTTGGAACTGCAATTGCTGGACTTAATACATTTAAAAATTTAAAAGGATTATCCAAAGAAAGTCTGGCTTCTGAGGCTGTAAATATTCTTTCAAGTCCTGCGGGAACAGAAGCCGTTGCTAATACAATTAGTGGCGTTGCAGGCGCAATCTTTCCTAAGAACAATACCAGTACTAATCAAATTGATGCTGTTATTAAAAAATTCCCTCCAGGAAGTGGAACATTTACATAATGGCTTCTCAAACAAATTTACCAGCAAAGCAAATACAGGATAGTGCAGCAAGGTCTAAACTATTTTTCGATACGTATGGAGAACAACCCTTAGAGTTTAATGCAACGGATGTTGATGCAGCCATTGGATTTTTTACAAGTAGGGGTTTTGAAAGAGACTCAGCACAAACAGTTGCTCTAACTTTACTTAAACAAGCAAAATTAGAAAATTTAAATATTTTTGAAATATTAGATGGTCTTAAAAATGTAGACAATACAGATATTAGTGTGTTAGTAAGTGAAGTATTAAATAATAATAGACCGTCTACATCTACTTTAGGATATAGAAAACAAATTTCTACAGTATCCAAACAACGTAATGTGATAGCATAATGCCTAAATTTGCTCAGGGTAAGTTCGAAATAAAAAACCCAAGTAAGTATGTGGGAACAAAATCACCCATGGCTAGATCAAGTTGGGAAACTGTTTTTATGAGAATGCTAGATGAACACCCAGGTGTTCAAAGTTGGGCAAGTGAAAGTGTTAAAATTCCTTACAAGGATCCGTTAACAGGAAAGTATACTGTTTACGTTCCTGACTTCTTTATTGTTTATCAAGACAAGAATGGAAAGAAGCATGCAGAAGTAGTTGAAGTAAAACCTAAAAATCAAACTATGAGAGAAAGTGTTGGCAAGAGTCGATACAATCAAGAACAATACATTAAGAATATGGCTAAATGGGAAGCCGCAACTGCATGGTGTAAACAACAAGGAATCCGTTTTCGAGTAATAAATGAAGATGATATTTTTCATACCGGCTCTAAGAGAAGATAAGTAATAGTATGACTAAGAAACTAGAAGAGATTTTTAATTTGGATGACAAGGAAGCAGAGAGCGAGCCAACTAAAGTTGTGATCGAAGATGCAGAATCTAAGGCACAGCATGAAGAGATAAAAAGCCTCGAGCAAAGTTCTAGGGCAGTGGAAAAAATTACCAAAGATTTACCTCAAATGCGAGAATTAGACGAACTTGAAGAAAAAGATTTGGATCACCTTGCTACAAAAGCAGAACAAGCATATGATGATTTAATGGATTTAGGCATGAATGTCGAAGTAAGATACAGTGGACGTATATTTGAAGTAGCAGGTAGTATGCTTAAGAATGCGATTGATGCTAAAACGGCAAAAGTTGATAAAAAACTAAAAGCAGTGGACTTACAACTAAAAAAACTAAAGATCGACAAGGATAGTCCGGATGATCCTAATGAAATAGTAGATGGATCCGGTTATGTAATGCTAGATCGCAATGAACTAATGAAGAAATTAGGCGGAAAGGAATAAATACTAACATGAAGACATTTAAAGATTATTTAACTGAAGGCAAAAAAACTTATAGTTTTAAAGTTAAGGTTGCCGGAGATTTACCAGAAGGGTTTGCCGATGATTTAAAGGCAAGACTCGAAAATCGTGGCATCATGCAGTTTGAGCAAATGAAGTCTACTCCTGTTGCAGAAGTTCCACATGATTTTCCACAATTAAAAAATATGGAAGTTCATACTTTTGATGTGATGACTGAGTATCCAATTACAACAACAGAAATTGAAAAAGAAGTATTTGAAATGAACTGTTGCGAAGCCGGACAATATAAGGTAAGAAATAGTGCAAGTCCTACAGAAATAGACCAAATTACAGCAGGCGATAACGCTGACTACGAAGGTGCATTACTACATGACAATGAATATAAAGATGGCATGAAGTCAAAACACAAGGACTATTTTGGAGACGACTTTAATAAAAGTTTCTTAAAGGATCTTTCAAAAGAAGCAAAAGAAAGAAAAAAAGAACTAGGTACTGATAAACTTAAAGCAGACATTTATCAGGATACACCAAAATTAAAACAAGACAAAGCAGGCGTCAAAAGTCCTGTAGGGAGTAACTAATGAACTTTCAAGATTTATTATCAAAGATACAGGCTATTGACACAGCACAAAATGCACCTGTAGAAACACAGACTACTGAGTGTGGTGATACTATGGCGCCAGAATCACCGATGATGGCACCAACTATGCCACCAAAAGAAAAAGAAGAAGCAACAATGAATGTCAACATTACTGCTAAAGGCGACGCAATTGATGACGTATTAAAATTAATGACAAAGGTTAATCCAGATATGATTAACCAACCTGAACCACCAGAGATGCCAACGATGACTATTATGTCACCGGGAATGGACGGACCGATGGGTGACATGGACGGACCAGAAGGCCCACCAATGCCAAAACCAATCAATAAATTACTTCCAGACTTTGACGGCGACAATGATGATATGCCAGGCGGTGAAAAAGATTCAATGGATCTTCCAAAGGACCATGACAAGGATCACGTTATGATTAAAGCACTTGATAAAGACGGTGATGACGATCATGACATGGACGATCATGACATGGAAAAAGATGATGACAAGGAAGATAAAAAAGATAAAGAAGAAGCCTGGGCTAATGAGCCTGATGAAGACCATAAAGACATTGACTATATAACAAATAAAGTAGCAGGCGGAATGAATCGTAGAAAAGATACACATCCTAAAGTAGCAGGCGGCGACAATGCAATGCAGCGTGTGAAAGAAGGTGAAGAATTACGTGCTTCTATTAGAAGTCAACTCTTAAAAGCACTAGAAGAAACTAAAGGAGCAAAATAATGGCAGATTTATTAACAGCAACAATTGGCGGCGGTAGTTCAGTACTAGTTGCAGAGAATCGTAAAAGTGTAGCAGATGCAACTGCTGTTGATTTTTTTGGTAATAAGCCACTTACATTTTTTAATGTAGATTTTGTTGTAGCAGCAAATGCTGAAACAGGATCAAACGAAGCAATCCAAGCAGTAGTTGAGATTATTGGAAAATATGCAACTATCGTAATTAGAGGTGCTTTGCACGATACTAATACGCAAATGGACTTTGCAGTTGAACAACCAAACACTTCATTAGATTATGACGGCGCTGGCGCAGAAACATTAGTAGAACAAATTGAAGATGAAATTATTGCACTAGGTGCTACATATGGTAATAATAACTTTGATATGACTGCTGTAACTTGCACAGTTAAAACAAATTTAGAATTAGCATAAGTTAGTACGTTTTATACTAATCCAAATAGGCTCTTCGGAGCCTATTTTCTTCTATAAATACTAGTATGGCAAAGAGTTTAGATGGCGTTCAAATTAAGAAGGCCCATACAAAACAAAAATATACATTAGAACAAGTCAAGCACTTAGAGGCTTGCATGGATCCTATTACAGGACCTTTGTATTTCTGCGAAAACTTTTTATCTATTCAACACCCAACAAAAGGATCAATGAAGTTTGTTCCTTACGGATTTCAACGAGAGCTAATACAAGCATACGCAGAAAATAGATACTGTGTTGCTATGTTACCAAGACAGATGGGTAAAACAACATGTGCTGCTGGATACTTATTATGGTATACTATGTTTACACCTGAAGCACAAGTACTAATTGCTGCACACAAATATACAGGTGCACAGGATATTATGAATAGATATAGATACGGTTATGAAACTTTGCCAGATTTTATTCGTGCAGGTATCTATACATATAACAGAAACACAATTGAGTTTGATAATGGTAGTAGAATACAAGCAACTACTACAACAGAAGACACTGGACGTGGTAAATCACTTTCATTAATATATTGTGATGAGTTTGCGTTTGTGCAGCCGCCAGAAAAAGCCAAAGAGTTTTGGACTGCACTATCGCCCACACTGTCAACAGGTGGTAAAGCGATTGTTACAAGTACACCAAACTCAGATGAAGATCAGTTTGCCATGATTTGGGCAGAAGCAAATAAAAAGTTTGACGAACATGGTAACGATCAGAAAGTAGGAACTAACGGATTCTTTCCTTACTTTGCTCCATGGGTTGAACACCCGGATCGAGACGAAGCGTGGGCAAATGAAGAACGTGCAAAGATCGGAGAAGAAAGATTCCGCCGTGAATTTGATTGCGAATTCTTAATCTTTGATGAAACACTTATTAACAGTGTTAAACTAGCAACACTTGAAGGCAAAGAACCATTATACAATATGGGTCAAACACGTTGGTACAAAGATATTGATCCTCGCTGCACTTATCTAGTTGCATTGGATCCTAGTTTAGGTACTGGTGGCGATTATGGTGCTATTCAAATATTTGAAATGCCAAGCATGACCCAGGTAGGTGAATGGAGACACAATCTTACACCTATACAACAACAAGTAAGGCATTTAAAATCAATATTACAATATATTCACGAGCAAAGTGCAGAAAAAGGAAACCAAAGTCCTACAATTTACTATAGTGTAGAAAATAATACACTAGGAGAAGCAGCGTTGGTTGTTATCAATGATGTTGGCGAAGAAAATTTTCATGGACTATTCTTAAGTGAGCCTATTAGAAAAGGACACGTAAGAAAATACAGAAAAGGATTTAACACAACGCATAAAACTAAAATTACAGCGTGTAGCAGTCTAAAAAATGCACTAGAACGTGATAAAATGATCATACACAGTAAACCACTCATATCAGAGTTAAAGACATTTGTGGCGCATGGTGTTGGTTACGGAGCAAAAACCGGTGAACACGACGATCTAGTAAGTGCTACATTATTAGTTGTGCGTATGGCAACCCAATTAGCCAATTGGGATCCTAAAATATACGAGAAAATGACAGAACGATTAACAGAGGACCAATTTCCAATGCCTATATTCATAAGCAACGGTTTTTGATAAATACTTTACTATGGATGCAACCAACAATATAGCAACAGATTTATTTTATAAGATTAGAAGTAGATTCACGGGTTTAAAACTAGGAGAAAGCACAGGTGCTATCACTATTAACCCAGAACAAGCACGTTTCTTTGACTTTGACTACATTGAAAATGATAAAACATTAGGACATGTTAGCATTAGTTTAGCAGAACCTAATAGTATGAAAGTTTACTTTTCAAGTGGAATTACTGAAGGACTTGATAGTGATCAAAAAGACAATTGGTACGGTTTTTTAAGAGAATTAAGAAAATTTGCCAAGCGTAGACTACTTGCATTCGATACTAGAGATATTGCTAAGGATAATTTAGATAAGAGAGACTATGCATTTCTTAGCCAACATTCTACACCACAATCGGATAACGATACAATAATAAAACCTGTCGGAGAGGGACTAATGAACGAAAGTAATTTATATGGAACTAAGACGCAAAGTTTCCAAAAGTTAATGGACACTAGATTAATTATCAAACACAGCAAAAAACTTGCTGATGACTTTGAACAAAAACCAGGTGATAGAAGTAGAAATATTTCAGCACTATTTGTTGAAAACCAAGATGGTGAAAGATTTAAATATCCTTTCATTCACTTAGCAGGTGCAAGAGCAATGCAACGACACGTGGCCAACGGCGGTTTGCCATATGATACTATTGGCGAAAGCCTTATTAAAATGAGTGAAGAAATTGCTCAATTAAAAAGTTTTACAAACTATTGTGTGCGTAACGATCTTATGAACTCCGACACTAATAATATCGTTGAACGTAGTAAATCACAACTAGATGGACTAAGAGAAAGAATTGCAAAACTTTCCAAACAAGCACATTACGAAAACTATGTAACAGAATTCCAGGCACCAGAGGCTATGGAAGTTCCAGACGATGTGATGGAAGAATACAAAGAAAAATTCACAGTCAGAAACTTCAAGGAAGACCTAACTTCAGTATTTCCAGTATTATACAGACTAATGAAAGAAGAAGAAACAGTAGGCTATGACGACATAGTCGGAATGACAGGCATGGAAGAAACAACAGATACAGAAGAAGAAAAAGTTTCAGAAGATCCTATGTCAGAATTCGAAAACTGGGTTAATGCACTTGGTGAGGAATCACCATTAACAATGGCAGACGAAGAACAAAAGTCAGACATGGTTAAGAGATTGAATGGATTGCTTAATACAGAATTTCAAGCAGGCGTTGATGGCACAAATGCAATTACGAGTTTAGAAGGCATCATTGAAGATCCAAAACTAGAACAGGATATTAAGAAGGCAGAACCAGAACAGGATGTTCGTCCTATGGTAAAGGCCTGGGTTGAAGAAAATGCACCGGACGTATTAGGTGAATTAGATTTTGGTGATATGGTAGATGAGCCCGCAGCAGGCGCTGACGCAGTTGAACCACAACAGGAAGAAGGCATTACAGACAAGTTTAAGAAAGATCCTTCACTGGGCATGAACAAGTATGGACTTGCTGCTATCAAAAAGGACGGTATGTTCTTTAGCATAAAGGACAAGAAAATTACAGGCGGACCATTTGACAGTATTGATGAACTTAGAAAGCATCAAGAAGAACTAATGAACAAAGACTCCGATGACGATGACTACGGAGATAATTTAGGCAAGGGTAGTTCATTCCAAGGTTTCAAAGGCAAAGATCCACAAGCAGACGATCTTATGAAGTTTGGAGCAAACGCTAATGAGTCAATTTCAGAGGGCGGCAACGCTTGGGATATGGCAGTTACAGGCGGAATAGAAATTATTCAAGACTGTGATAATGAAGAAGAATGTATTAAACGACTTGAAGCAGAAATTACAGGAAGTAATGAACCCGACGAAGCATATGCTGATATGGTATTAAAAGATTATATTGATCTTATTAAGAAAGATGGCTTTGATAAAGTAAGACGCAATATAGATGCTCGAGACGTTATGGGTGAGCCAGTTGACCTAGAAGGACAAGAAAACGAAGGCAATGAATTTAGCAAAAAAGTTCAAGACCTTAAGTCACAGGGTGCAAAGAAAGGCACTAAGTTTAAGACTTCAGACGGTGAAGAACATACACTAGAAGGTGTTGCAGAATTTATTAAATCTTTTTATGATGATAATACAGGCACTTTTCCAAAAGGACCAGAAGGCGTAGCAACAATGGTAGGCAAGAAGTTCGGTGAACAGGCTGAACAGGCTGCACGTAAAATGGTTGAAAGAATGGCACCTGCTCAAGAGCAAGGCGCAGAAGAACTAGAAGAACTAGAAAGAATTAAACAACTAAGCATATATCAATAGAATCCCAACTACCTTAGGGACCGTGATGTTGCAAGGCGTCACATTAAAATAGATCCGCAAGGATCTATTTTTTTGACTTAGCAATCTTTAATGATTTTCTGTATTGATTTTCTTATAAAAGTATCATATAGTATTATAAGTAAGAGTGTAAGAGCATTCTTACGTTGTAGACTCAAGTGGGACTTGTAATTTTTTACTCACCCATGATCTGTTTACATAATTTAATCTTAACAAGGAGAAATATTATGTGGACTAAACCAACAGCAACAGAAATGCGTTTTGGATTCGAAGTTACTATGTACGTAGCGAATCGATAATAACGTTTGTTTTTAAATCCAAAAGGAATTATTATGAAAATTTTAATGACATGGATTGTAGCAAGTTTGTTCGGCGCAACTGCATTTGCAACAGAAGGAGTTACTCCTGTTCGTGAAGCAGAAGAAGAACGAACTGAAGCACGTTGCGAATCTTGGAAAAAGGAAAGAGGCAACAAGTATGCCAAAGTTCCAGGTTCAAGATTAGTATGTGCTGACAAGAAGTAAAGTAGTATAGGTGCCCTGTTCACAAGGCAGGGCATTTTTTAAAATCCCAAAAGGAATGACTATGAAAGAATGTGATGTAAGAGAGATTCCTGATCCGTCTGAAGGACAACAAGCATATGCACAGGATGGAACATTCTGCGTGTATCATAACAAACATTGGATCTCAAAAGATGAATATGATCGGGGAGTTTATATTAGACTTTTAGCAGCTCAAGGAGACTGCGTTTAGGAGATCAAGATGGATAAGGCACCACAACCTAGTCCGGTAGGACTTGTAGTTGTTCTAGTTGTTTTTGCGTTTTTAATATGGCACGGCCCTTGGGATGAACGCTGGGGTGATACAGATATTGTTTTGGACCCAATTGAAATACACGGCATAGACTGCCAAAAAGATT